GCTCCCATTTTTCTTTTTCTTTTCTCTAGACTTGTTTTCCTTATCAACAAGGAACTCTATTACTTTTCCTACAGAACGAAAATCTTCGCCTGCAATTGCCTGCAGCTTATTCCAAATTGGTAAGCGTACAGCAACAGATTTATATTTAGTTATATCCGTCATATTTCTCCTATAAATTCATTAAAATCATTATAATTAAAACTACTGCTATCAGTGGTTTCCAAAACAATAAACACAACGCTACAAGTAAAAACCACGTCATGCTTTTAGTGCTTGTCTTACAATATTACCGTAAAGATCTACTTTTGTATTTTCTTGCGCTTCTACAGGACAAAATTTTCGTCCTACAAGTCTAGCAAGTCCAATCCATTGTTTAGCTTGATCATTATAAAAATTATACATTTCTGTATCGCCGTGTTTTCTGTAAATTTTTGCAAGACCTCTTGTCTGTTTTACCATCGCAATACGAAAACCAAGATGATAACCTTGATTAAACGTTGCTTCGTGTTCTATTTTTAATACCATATTCTTATTTCTCCTTTACCCATTAAATAGAGTAAAAGATGGGATAAGTCAATAACTATTTTTTTCTATCTTCGTCTTGTCTTTGGCCAATAATAAACACCATAAAGCCTATAAAAATTAAACCTAAAAGTATTAATCCTAATAAAATATTCGTTAACATATGTTTTATTTAGTGGATTGTTGGCTCGATGTCAAAATCAGCTTCAAAATCTATCTCTATTTCTTCTACTATTTGAAACAATTCATCGCACTCAGGGCACACATAAATTTCATTTTTAACATGATCAGGTAACACATTTTTAGCACAGTTTGGACACATAGTAAATTCGAGTATTATTTTTTTATTTTTCCCCATGAATCACCTTTCTCTGCATCAACTTTTGATGGTACTTTTAGTTCTATACAATTTTCCATAATTTCTTTTATGGGTTGCATTTGATCTTCTGTTACGGATAAATTTAATTCATCATGAACTTGGATGTGGGGAACAAATCCTTCTTTGTATAAATTAAGCATAGCTTGTTTTGTTTGATCAGCTGCACTTCCTTGTATTAATTTATTTAACGCTTTATATGTCCAAGCTCTTTTTATATTTTTACCATATTCTCTTTCTGCTTCCTCACGAGGTAAAGCTTTTGTAGGTCCAACACGAAACATGTTAGGCTCCCATGTATTAAAACGACACTTACGACCTAGTATGGTGCGAACAAAACCATTATCGCCTGCTGTCTTCATTGCTTGCTCTGTTAGTTGTTTAACAAAAGGTACACGGCTGTGATATGTTAAGAATAATTCTTCTGCATCTTCTTTACCAAGACCTAATTGACTTCCAAGTTTACCTTTACCCATGCCGTATGTTAGTCCTAAATTAATTGTTTTAGCTGTTTTACGATCAATACCAGCCATATCTGCAGCTATTTGGTGAAAATCTGTATCAGGATTACTTGCGTAAGCATCAACAAACTCATCAGCTCCAATTAATCCACCATGTGTTAGTGAAGCAAAGTGGACCACGAGCCGTGGTTCTTGTTGCGAATAATCAAAAGACCCCCATTTAGTTCCTTCCTCAGGTATAAATATAGACCGGATCAGAGGTCCCAGGATCTTGTTGCGTGACGGAATCTGCTGGAGATTAGGATTCGACATACTTAGCCTACCTGTTACCGTACCTCCTTGATCAGAACGCATTTGGTGTATCTCGCTGTGTATTCTACCGTTGTGTTCGTGTTTAAGTATACTATCAATAAACGTTGTTCTTGCTTTATTTATCTCACGTGCATTGACAATATTCTTTGCCAAAGAACTTGGGTGCGTTGCTAAAAAATTTTTATCAAACTTAGGCTGGCCAGATTTCTCTGTTTTTTGATATTTTATTTTCTTTGCATCAAATGCTTTAGCTACACTCACAGCTGCCCACACATCAACATTAACGCCTGTGTCATTTTTGATTTGTTTTAATATTTTCTTTTCTTCTTTTTCCAAATCTTTCTTTATTCTCTCTGCGTGGTCAACATCAACACGCACACCTTTCCATTTCATATCTATCATCATAGGAATAAGATCTGTTTCTAAATCAAATATATTTGTAAGTTCTTGTCGAATGATTTCTAATTTAAAATGATTCCATAAACGAAGTGTTAGTGCGGCATCTTGCTCTGCATAAGGTCCAACGTCTTGGGCAGGGAGTTTATACATTTCTCCTTTAGGATCCACACCCCAAGCTTTTGCAGCTTCATACAATCCTGATTCTGATTTTGTTTCCTGGAGATAATCTTTACCTAGCGCATTTAAAGAGTAACGAAAACGATTCTCATCAATTAACGGAGCTGCTATCATTGTGTCAATAATACGACCTTTAACTTCTAGTCCCCATTGTTTCAACCAACCAACATCATACGGAGCATTGTGAAATATTTTATCACAAGGTAATTCTAAAATTTTTTTAAATTGTCTTTTAAATATTTTCTCATCAAAGTTTCCACCACCTTGATGGTGCAAGGGAAAATACCCTTGCCATCCATCAACGGCGATAGCTACACCTATAATCTTTCCATGTCCTGTAGCCCAACCAGGTCCGATGTCCTTGATCCCTGGGTCGTAGGTCTCAAGGTCAATCGCAATCTGATCAGCGTCATGTAAATCAGGTATAGTCTCAGGAGGAAGCCACTCGCTTGGAGGTTGAAATAAAGGGATTTGTGTCATTTTTTAAATTTCCCTTCTACTTCAATTTCCCGCGCAATGGCAGCATAGCCCGCTAAATCGATATAAGCGTCATCATGATGGGAATGCATTAGACGTGCAATCTTTAGCAGAGCCATGCAAATCGCAACATCGTGAGCTGTTATTTTATGTTTTAAAAATATACTCCATAGATCTGCAATGTTCTGATGATTTTTTAATTTGTCTCCATAGTCGTCTTCTCTTTTACCTGTTACAGCTTCAAGTGCGTCTAACAGTGTTTTCTTTGTTATTTCCATTAGTTAAATATCTCCTTAAATTCACGCTCTGTTTGTGAACGTACAATATGTAATTCTTTCTTTGCACGTGTCATTCCCACATAGAATACCCGCCTTTCGTCATCTTTATTCTGAAAATAATTTTCATCAATCACTCGAGGTAGTTCTGTTAACAACATAACATTGTCAGCTTCACCACCCTTAGATCCATGAATAGTTGATAACGTGATCCGTGGTGCACGGTTAAGGTTTTCTTTACGGCGCAACAAGGAAATAATATAAACTTTCTCCGACAAAGGAAAGTCTAATACTTTGTGCCAAATTTTATCTTTCGGCACAAGTAAACCAAAATCTTTTTCTAACATATCGTATGTATATGAAATATCATCCGACGCATTCGGCATGGTTTTAAATCCATGCTTTACTTGTTTATTAACTTCTAAATAATGATAAATTGTTCTTACACGATCAAGCTCTATTTCTTTGTCACGCATTGTAAGATCTGTCCATGCATTAATAGCATTTAATCTTTTTCTACTAACAGAGGGAACAGACTCACCATTATATAAACGAGAAAAGAAAAATCCTCTAGCTCTTATTTCATTCTCCACACGATCAAGCGTGTATCGATCACGACCTAAAACAAGCCACTGACCTTCGTGTAAATTAGTATCGAATGGCGTGCTATGATATTTGATAACACCTTCGTCACTCTTTGAATTCCATATTTTAGGTATTCTGTTTTTAACACGTTTAATTAATGTTGTTGCTGCATCATGTATTTTACGAGGAACACGCCAAGATTGATCAAGAATATATCTATCGCCGTCAAGATTAATTAAATCATCTGGATCAACACCAGCCCATCTATAAATTGATTGATCGTCATCTCCAGCAACATAAGTTTTACCTGCGTATGCTATAAGTTTCTTTGCCATTGTCCATTGTATAGGAGCTAGATCTTGTGCCTCATCAATAATTAAAACTTTTAACTCAGGGCATATTTCTTGATTATTAAATTTAACAATCATGTCTGTAAATTCGAACAAGTTTCTTTCTTTTTTATATTCCTCTATACCATCAGCTATGTACTTTAGTTTTAGCCAACCACCATCAAGATGACCTGATATATTAAACTGCTCACGCAAACTAACATTACGCACTCGTGCGAGATCTATAATTTGTGAGTAGGGCTCGTCCTGGATAGCTAATCCATCATTGGATCTGCTGTTTGTATTCTTTAATTTTATGCCAAGTATTTGTGATAATTCTTTATAATTAACATCACGCATAACATCTTTTGTTGATAGTCCTAGTTCTTGAAATGCTAGACTATGTAATGTTCTGAAATATTTAAAATGTTTTTTATCTAGGTGAGGAAATTTAACAAGAGCTCTATCTCTTGCTTCTCTAGCAGCTTTTTTTGTGTAAGAAAAATAACCTATCTCTTGTGGTTGCACATCATTAGCTAACTCCTCCTCTACACGGCGTAACAAATATTCTGTTTTACCTGTGCCTGGTGGTCCTAATATAATTTTAGTCGCCATACGCTCTTCTTATTCTTTCTATTGTAAATTTGCGAAGCGTAGCTGCTTTATGAGCTTCAATTTTTTTCTCTAGATCTATGTTTATAAATAATTCTAATCTATTACAAAATTCACGTGCATAATATTTCCATTCTTCGCCTTCTATAATAAATTTTTTAAAATTAAATTCTCTATCAACAATTAAAACAGCACCTTTTTTGATTTTTGTGTTTGTCATAAAATTATGACAAATTCCATACGCAGCTACCTGCATAAAATAATCCTCGATGTATTTCCTTTGTGGCATTTTTCTCTTTTGTTTAAAATCAACAACACATGGTTCGCCTTCGTAAATACCAACACAATCAATAATACCACGAAAAAAATGTTCATAATATACATGAGCTTCTAAACCCCATATTTCTTCTAATCTATTCTTTAGTCCTAACTCTAAAATAGTTGCTCCTAACTTGTAAGCAATATTATGATAAGGATGTAAACTAGGATTAATTATAGGTGGGTGATCTTGATACTTAACATTAGAAAATTTTAAAATACTATTTTCTAAATATTGATGCATGCTTTTACCAATACTAAGTGACTCTGCTATTATGCGATCAGCTTCTTCATCACCAACTTTTTTTCTCCATCTCTCTAATCCTGATTTATCTCCTGTGCCATCAAAAACACGAGAAGGCGATAATAAATCTGTATCAGGCCAAACATATTTTTTTTGATATTTGTCATTATATGTAAAAGTTATTTCTCTACAGTTAAGTGGATACATATTAACTGTTCGTAATCCGTCTTTACTTCTTATTGTATCTTTTGTCATGCGAATGGTACCTGTTCTTTCATATCTGGTGTTTTAATTTCTCTTTCATCTCTTTCAGCAAAATTTTCTGGAACATACCAAAGATGAACGAGTTTCTTGTCTTTGCGAATACGCTGTTTTGTTGAGTCTCCTCCTAGGTCCCTGATCCGAGCTCCCATTTGCGTGTCCGTAAATCCTGTAAATCTTTTCCTATTTAAATAATCTTGAAGTTTTTTAAGTATAAAAAATATTTTATCATCTTTTTTAAATGCTTTACCAATCAATACTTCATCAATCTGTTCTGCCTCACCTTGCTCTAAAATAAATGATTCTAGGTGATTATCAAACTGTCCTACTTTTCGTATCTCATGTGGCATTTCAATTGTTTCAGCCGTTGCTAATAATCCTTGAATTTTAGCAATCCAATCTCTTTTACTTACAGGTGATATTAAAATTGTTAATTGATCCATGCATGCTTTTGCAAACTTTGTTTGATCATATAAAGAATCAGTATCTAAAAATAATCTTTTACCACCAACATTTAAAAACCATATAGGTTCATCAGACTCATACTTAGATAAACTATCAAAATCATAAGAAAAACTTTGACCAATACCAAATTGTCTAGTTCGACATAATCCTGAGTTGCATACCGAACACATAGGCTGATCTTTACATTTAAATTGATAATCTTTTTTCTCATGTTGATTAATCGTTTTTTGCACTTGCGCTGAGCCCAGAGGCCTGTCCATATACTTATGATTAAAAGCATCTATTTTATCTTTCCAGTTGTCTGGATACTTTTTTTTAGCATATACTGCGTATTGATAAAGTGTATTGTCTCTCCCACCTTCAGGTATACCTTCTGACATAAGATTCTCTAAACACGGGGGACCATCAAAAGATGTGTCTGTTTGTTCTTTTATTATTTGTAAATTTTTAAGTTGTTCGTTTGTTAAAGCTGCTTGTGAATGTCTATTAAAAAATTCTTGTAAAGTTAATGCTTGTCCATTTTTATCTAAAGCATAACGATTACTTTCATTACCATTAAAATAAGGTAAATTTAAAAAATTTCCTGTATCTCCTCTATCTGCTCGTATCTCCTCTTGTTTAGGAAATATTTCACAATTAGCGTAACCAATAATAGATGCAATATCCATTAACTTTTCACGTAATAGTTTTGCTGTAACAGGTTCTGTTGTAAATAAAAATATATGTGCACCACCACTTTTAGATCTAAATACAACTAATGGTAATTTTTTTTCTTCTATATCTTTTATAATTTTTTTATGATCTAGTGGATAGGAGTCAACATCAATACACCCCCAATGACATTTATTATCATCCATAATAGGAATGATACCTAAACTAGGGTCTTTACCTTCTAAATGTTCTTTCCATAATTGATCAGTAACATTGCTTTTAACAATATAAGCTGATCCACCTTGCTTGCCATTTCTTTTTGTATCGCCACTACGATACTGTCCGTAAGCACG